ACAATGCATCAACAACCTTATGAAAATCCAGGTCTTGTTCAACAAGCAAATTCTGGCATTCAGGAAGATAACCAACAAATGAGCTCTAGACGCGATCCATTAGTCACCGCTGGAGTTGTTGGTAATCTAGACAGAAATAAAATTGGACACACAGGAATGGGTCCAGATAAATATAACCATTTGTTCGGAAGGTAAAAAAAATGCCATCTATACCAGCTCCAGTAAGTAGTGGAATAGCAGCAGGTAGGGGATTTCTATCATCTATAGCAAGGTCCGAAGGTGGACAAATGGTTAGAGATATTATGAAATCAAAAACCGCAAAAGGAATCGTTTTAGGAGGACTTTTTTTAGCTGGTGTAGGAAAAGAAGTAATAAAGCCAACTATTAAAGCTGGTTTAGATGTAGCTTTTGATGATCCAAACGCCGATCAAAAAGTTTTAGGAACAGATTTAAGTCCATCAATGTTAGTTGGTGGTTCATTAACTGGTGGATCAAAACGACCATTTGTTACACTTGGTGGAGCTGCAGCTGGAGCTGCTGGTGGAGCAGCCCTAGGTAAAAAATATGGTGGCACACAAGGTGCAGTTATAGGCGGAGTTGCCGGATTTTTTGCAGGTGGCGCAGCAGGACTTGCAGTTGGTGGAGATGCCCCAGCATTTATTGGTGGGCAAGCTAGGGCTATGAATGCTGTTAGATTTGGGGCCGGAGCAACTAATCCATACTATGCCGGAAGGGGACTTGGTTCAATTGGTTCAATTATTGGTGCAGCTGGTGGTGGAATATACGGGTATAAAAAAGGTGGAAAAGTAGGAGCCGTTATAGGTGCCATAGGCGGAGCTGCCGCTGGTGGAGTTGTAGGTGGAGCAGCAGGAGCTGGAAGCTCAATAGCCTACGCTAATCAGTATGCTAGAACAAATGCTCCAATTATAAGTGGTTCTCCTTTTTATAATCAATCTTTAATGACCGCTGACAGAATGAACGCAAGAGGCGACATCGTTCTCGGTGCATATAACACCAGAAGAGGACAATACTAATGCCAGGAATAGATAATTTTTCTCAACAAGTACAAGGTGGTGCCGATACAAGGCCTCAACACGAGTTGCCACTTTTGATGAGAATGGGTTCAATGAACCCTTTTCATTTTAGTCCAAAACATTTAGCTGCTATAAACGCCAATAGGTTTACAACCACTATGTTTGAAGGTGGATTCTTGGATGTTTCAGCTGGAGCAACGGGTAAAAGAGCTGCAGTTAAAAGCTTTTTAGGAAAAAGAACTGGAGCATATTCAGGTTACTCAATGCAAGACAACAGTGCATATGCGCTAGGCAGATCCCTTAGACAAAATATGCCTTCTTGGACCGGAAAATGGGGGCAAAATTTTCAAAAGGGTGGTAGAAAAATAAAAGCCCAAGCAGTGAATAACCTCAATCCTTTTTCGCTGCGAAGATTTGATTCAGTAGCAAGATTAGCTGGCGATGCAAGTGATGCATCGACATACACTCCTTTTCAGTTTACAAGCTTTGTAGCAGAAAGAGGTTTTGCTAATAAAGGTAGACTTGGTGCAACTTTAAGATCAAGATTTGCGAACGATTTTGATGCAACAACCGGAGAATTGCTCCCAGGTAAAACTCTTTATACTGGTGGTGTTTTTGGCAGAATACAGACAATGGGCAAAGTTTTAGATTATGAAAAAGACGTAAAAGCTTTTCAAGCTCTTGGTCCAAGAAATCCAGCTTCTTACACAAGAGCTGAAGCTAGGATAGCAAAAAGAGCAGAAAAAGCTGCATCTAAACTCGCAAAATTTGATGAAAATGTTGTTAGATTAGGAATGCAAACAGACGCACCTTTTATAAATGCAGCAGTAGCAGACGCAACTTCACGGAATGAGTACTGCTAGGGCAGCAGGTTTTAGGAGCACCCTATTGAGTGATGCTGACTTTATAGCAAATACTCAAAGCTCTATAGAATCTGGCGTTGGAAGATTAAGAGCCATGTCAGAAACTTCTAAAGGCGTTGTTTCTAGAAGAATTGGCGATTATTTTGGCACAATGATGGGTGGTGGAGCTCAATTTGAAGGAACTCAAGCTTTTACAAATGTTGCAAACACATTTGGTAAAGCAATGGAAAGTTCTAGATTTGGCGGTTTAGGAGCTGCAGCTTTGGATGATACTGCACACGCTGCTAAAAGTGCAATGTCTATTGCGACTAGAACCTCTGGATATACCGACGACGCTATAAATCTACTTAAAGCTGGAGATGTTGCCGCAATAAGAAGTACCGCTGGAAAATTGGGAATGGAAGCATTAGGAAGAAAAGAGTTTGGAACAGCAGCAAAAATGTTAGGCCACTATGCTGGAACCTATGGAAAAGCAGCTGGAACCGCCATGAGCATATATGGAGCAGCAAGTCTTACCTATGATATTGGTAAAGGTGTAGGAAAAATGATCATGGGAGGCGTCAATCTTGGAAAAGAAGCGCTAAAATCTATGCAGGGAAGTTTAAATAAACCATTATTTGGAGCAGGATTTAAAGACAACGAGGTAGCAGCAACATCTAGAGCTAGAGGAGTAATGGCTATTCAAAACTCAAGGTTAAACGCAAGGAGTTTACTAGGTTCTGAAGGATCTATGATGGCAGCACATTTTGGATAAATTATGAGTACAACATTATCAGCAAAAACAAAAAAATTTAGACAAGATCTAGAAAAATTATCTAGAGAAGATTTACTAGAAATAATAAAAAATCAAGACATAGAAACGTTTAAGCAAATTAATAGAATTGAATGGGTGTTTCAAAATAAACTAAAACACCTTACTTGGGCAGACGGTGCTCCGATTACCGAAAGGCCATTGACGAATAAAGAATTGGCACTTTTAGTAGATGAGCCATTTGAGCTTGATATGGATTTGTTAGATCTTGGAATTTCTGGAGAACAACAAAGACAAATACACGTAGCTAAAGATCCTTGTGTTTGGGCAAGGCAATTCTTAAAAGCTGAAACAAGAGTTTATCAAACTTTGATTCTTCGTGATCCATCTTTAAGAAAAGTTTTAAGAGCTGGTCGTCGTTTGGGTAAAACTTTTAGTATGGCTGTATACCTGTTGCACTATAGTTACACACACAAAAATGGCAGATGTCTAGTTATCGCTCCAATGAAATCACACGTAGAATTGATTTATCAAGAAATTTTGAGACTTGCAGCAGAAAACGAAATAGTTATGAATTCCATAACTAGAAAAGTATCAAGTCCTCAATTTATGATTCAATTTACTAATGGATCAACTATTAGATTTTTTACGTCTGGTATGCGTTCGGGTGGTAAGTCTGACGTAGCTCGTGGTCAGGAGGCTCACGTAATTGTTCTTGACGAAATGGACTACATGCATGCGGACGATCTCGATGCTTTATACGCAATGCTTCAAAAAACAGCGGAAGATCAACCCGACAAAGTCCTTATTGGAGCCTCTACTCCAACTGGTAGACGAGAACGATTTTGGGAATGGTGTAGATCAGAAAGATTTAGGGAGTTTTGGTTTCCATCATATTGCAACCCATATTTTTCTAAAGATCAAGAAGATGAATTTAGAGAACAGTATTCAGAAATAGGATATAGACACGAAATAGAAGCAGACTGGGGAGAAGACGCAGAAGGCGTTTATCCTAGAAAGTATGTTGATAAAGCTTTCATTGAACCTAGTTGGAATTATGACCCAGAGATAAAATCGGCAAGATCATTTCATGTCATTGGTGTTGACTGGGACAAATATGGAGCAGGTACAAATATAGTTGTTTTAGAGGTTTGTTCTGATACATATGAAGAAGAAAGATTTAGAAACAAAGTACGCTTAGCGTACAGGGAAGAAATAGAAAGATCAGAATATACTTTAACTAGAGCTGTGTCTAGAATAGTTGATTTAAATAATATCTTCATGCCAAAACACATCTACGTGGACAGAGGTTATGGAGAAGTTCAAGTAGAGCTGCTTCACAAGTACGGTGTTGAAAATCCTATTTCTGGATTAAAACAAAAAGTAAAAGGTATTGGATTTGGTGAAACAATAGAATTAAGAGATCCATATACTAAACAAGTTGTTAAAAAAGAAATTAAACCATATATGGTAGATAACTTAAGACAATATCTTGAAAAAGAATTATTAATGATTCCAGAAAAAGATAATGAATTGTATATGCAGTTAATTTCTTATGTTGTCTTAAGGACAACGCAGACAGGTAGACCTGTTTTTGAAGCCGGCGGGTCTGCACAAGACCATGCCCACGACGCCCTAATACTGGCTTTACTTTCTATAACCCAGAACTATGGAGATCTCCACAAAGCAAGGTATACTAATAATACTAGTTCTTTTTCAAACACATTCTTTATGCCCGGAAGTGGAGATAGGGATGACGATGATGTTGATACTAGCAAAACTAAAGTGGCAAGCAGAACAGATGGTCTTGGAGCAAGAACTTCTATAAGAAAAAGTTTTAGCAGAAGAGCAAGTGCACCGATTAAGAGACAGGTTTTTTAATAATGGCTAATTATGGATTAGGAAATTCAAATGCAGTAGAAAACGTATTTGCTGAGCCTTACTCTGATGTGTCTTCTTTTAATTCTATGGAAAAAAGAGTACAGGATTCTCTTAAAAACGGACCAGAAAAAATAGCTCCATCAAATAACGTTTCTCAAATTCCAGTAGGACAAGTTAGATCATATGTTTTTGAGTGTGATCAAATTATAAAAAAGCTTATACAAGAACTTGAAGAAAATCTCTATAAAGTTAACATAAACGCAAATGTTTCTATAGAAATGGAAATTGCTCACCAAGCCGTTTGGCAAGATGCACAAAAGTATTACAGTCGTCAACAAAATGATGGAGGCATGTTTTCTACTACTGAAGTAAAGGAAGCCCCAGATTTTATATGTTACAAACAGTACGATTACGCCCAATCACATCAATGTAGAGCATGCAGAGAGTTTATAAAACAGTATGAAATAGCAATCTCTCATACAAGTTTTGGTCATTTAATAAGTTTAAAAAAAATATTAGACTATATTAACACAGAAATTTCTATAATAAAAAATATTGTTATATATTATTTGGGGGAAGAGTATAAGGATGAAACCGAAGGCGAAATCTCAAAACATCTCGCAGACTGGGCAAAGGCAGTCACACACTATACGAAACAGTTTGCCAAAGAGATCACAACCCAACCAGTCTCAATTCCACAATCCGAATTGGATCAAGTCTCTAAGAAACAAGCCGCACAATTTCAAGCATTTTTTTCGATCAGAATAAATTCAATTTCTTCAGAAATAAATTCTATATTAGGTCTAATTAAAAGAGATTGTGTTGATTTAGGAGATTTGTTTTACAAAAACTATTTGGTTCCTGCAATGACATTTAAATCAAAGTTGGTAGAACCAATAATGACGGACATTAATACAACGAATTTTTCAAGAAACGCCCCTATGCTAACTGGAGAAATGATAATTGCAAGCAATGCAATAGTTGGAAACCTTGGTTCTGTAACAACAGATCTTGTTGAAAAAAGAATTAATCTAGGCAAAAGAATGAGAGCTTATCTTGAGTTGTTGCGTCTTAAAAGAAGATATATTAACTATATTATTCAATTGGAAGATTTTGCCGTCCAAAGAACAATAGCATTAGCTAATCCAACGGCAGAAGAATCGGAAAAATATAATAATATTTTTGAACACATTTATATTGATTCATCTAAAAGACAAAATTTAAGATCGTCTCATCATGATTTAGATGATTTAGACGGTGACGCTCACCCACAGTACTTAAGGGCTGATGGAGGAACCATAAAAGGTGATATCCATGTTGAAAACGGAGCTAAAATTGATGGAATTAATTTAGCTAACCATAGTCACAATTTTGAAGACGGAAGCAATCCGATAAGTGCAAGTTCCATAGATTATAATTCAGCCAGACAAGATTATTATGAAAATATTGACAATAAACCATATTCTAATTTAGTTTTATCTAGTTTTGAAGCTGTTCAAAAAATAGGTGGTGGCCACGAATATAGTGCAACATTTGAAATTGAAATAGATGATGATAAAATTAATACATACGATTTTGAAATATTATACAAAGAGTTATAAAAATGTCTTGGTTTAATTTTTACACTACTTCAGGATTAACAACGTCTGTTACTCCACCAATTAGAAGATTAATAGTTTTTCCTAGTTGTTCTGATAATTTAAAAACCGGCGATTGGATCCATGCCCCATTAGAAGATTTGAATATAGGGCAAGTTTTTTATTATGAAGACAATATCATTAAACAAACATTTGATCAAGATTCTTTTCTAGTTGTATACGAAACGCCAACAGATAAGACACCAACTTATTCTTATATTGATGAAAATAATAATCTTTATTTTAAATCTTTAACTAACGTAAACGCAGGATCAAGACCCGATGGTGCCTACTATATATATTATCATTGCGACAATATTCAGTACATACAATTATCTGGAAGCAACTATATAAGAACAGTAAACCCAACAGGTTCAAACTATATAGGCTCAACAACTGGAACGGGCAATAACTTTGTAGATTATTACTCTCATATTATATATGTAGGATCGTCTAACACAAGAGTTTCTCAAATAACATATTTAGGAGATCCAGGAATATGGTCTAACGGAGCAACACAAACTCCTGGAGCAAAGGTGTTAGGAAATTTTGACGGCCCAAAACTAAAAATATATGGGACAAAAGGTCCAGACAAAGGTAAAATAAATATCAAAATAATCAAGACCTCTACGACAACCAGTGGTCAATCAGTTGTATATTCGCAAAACGGAATTGATTTATATAATACAAACGCAGTTACAGATACTCCAATTTTTACTATAGATTTACACACACAAAATTCTGTAACAAACCTAGTAAGTTATGATGATTATTATGGATCTTTTTCGTACGAAATAGAAATTCTTCAATCCAAGAATCAAGCATCTAGTGCAACAGGCTTTGCAATATCTAAACACATGTACAGCAAAAACTATTATCTTTCTTTCAATAAAGAAGAAATAGAATCTACAATATCTTTTACAAGTACCGGAGTTATAAGATGACAATTATAAAAAAAACAGTAACACGGATTAAAACCTGATTCAAATTATCTTTTTGCTCTTAAGCCAAAAAATACAGAAATAGTAGCCGTAGATGATTTACCAGAAACTATAAGAATAAAAACTCCATTAGTTACATCGGTTCCATCTACAATAACTGGTTTGGGATTGTCTGCAAGTTTTGAAACTGTAATGTTTTATTTTGATCCAGTTAACGATTTAGATTTAGATTCCTACGCCTATCAACTTTATGATAATTCTGCAGGAACTGGAACTCCAGTTTCAAGCGGAAGAAATAAAGCTAATGTATTTACAGTATCAGTTCCCAACTCTAATGACACTACAACAAAAACATATTGGGGAAGAGTTGCGGTAGTTAATACTGCTGGAACGGTCGGGACATATACGAATTTAGTTTCTTCAGGAGCAACACCACTAATTGAAAATCAATATATATCTAGTTTAACAGCAGCAAAAATTACAGCTGGAACAATATCCGGCCATGCCATAACCTTAGATGGAACAAGTTCAATAATTCAATCCAGTGCATATGTTGCAGACAACAATAAAGGTTGGTACATTAGGGGAGATGGGGCACTTAATTTTGGTGGCCCAAATGGAATTAAGTATGATCCAGTTAGTGGAGTATCAATAGGTACATCTGTCACAATTTCTGCTGCCACAGGTGCTAGTTCACTTTCTTTTTCAGGACTAACAATTAGTGCAGGAGCGAGTGGGATAGCGGTAGGATCAACAAGCAATAATTATTGGTTAACTACTGGAGAATTTAGAACAGGAACATCAAGTAAGTATATAAAATTTGATCCCGCAGGATCAGGAACTTTAACCATTAATGGAACTGTAGTTCAAAACGGAACTGTAACAGGAACAATAGCTGGTTTAAATGGTGTATCAAATAAATTATATATTGGTTCAGGAAATTATGCGAATACAGATACATCATTCTATGTAGATAGCAGTGGAAATTTCTCATTAAAAGATAAATTATATTGGGACGGAACAACGCTAACAGTTAATGGTAATGGAAATTTTACCGGAGATATACATGCCGCCAGTGGAACAATTGACGGCTATTTAACAGCTGGTGGAGTTTCAATTGGAACATTAAATAATATAAACGGATATTATAAAGGCATAAATATTAATGGGTCTTTTCAAAGTTGCTTTTTAAGAGGAGATGGTGGAGAAGTTTATTTTAGGGCAGACAATGGAAGTCAATGGATTAAATTTGAAAATGGAACAGTTCAAATTAAAGGAATTGGTTTTGAGGTTAATGGTTCAACTGTCGCCATTGGAAATTCCTGTTCAATAGGAACCTCTGCTTCGATAGGAAGCTCAGCATCGATAGGTGGAAGCTTAACCATTGGAGACAATGTGAGAATAAAT